ACACGAGTTGCGATGCTTGGAACCTGTCGAGGCTGGTCTGCCTACCGCCGTTGATCGTCCAGCCGCGCACGTCCGTGAGGATGTTCTGCCAGTTGAGGCCGCCAAGGAACCCGGTGTTGAGTTGGGATGTGTCGAGGATGAACGCTCCGGGTGTGGTCGAGTTGAACGCGACCTGCACCGAGAATGTCGGCCATGACGCTGCGCTCATGTGAACTGGACCTGCTGGCCGTAGTTCGCGCTCTGGTTCTTCGTCGAGCCGGCCTGGCGGAGCGCGCGCATCACGGCCTGCTGAAACTCGGAAGAGGTGCCGATGGCGGTCTGGGTGTTGATCGTGACATTGATCGTCGTGCCGCCAGCATTTCCGCCACTGCGAACGCCGGCCGGGATGACTGTTTCGCCGCCGTGCACGACCGCCAACTGCGGTGTGCCAACCGGGCCGGGGATCATGCCGCCGAGCGCGTAGCCGGGGATTCTGAGGTCTGGGAGTGTGACGCTGAACGGGCCGACACCGAAGTGCTCGCCGTGGAACAGCGCGCCCATCGTGTCATTCCAGATATGAGCGACGGTCCCGACCGCGTCGGACACGACGGACGACATGCCGCCCCAGATCGACGACCAGGTACTCGCCAGCCAACTCCCCACGGCCTTCAACGCGCCCCATACGTCGTTGATGACGCCGCGGAACCGGCCGAAGTGCTTGTAGGCGTAGACGACGCCGGCAGCGAGCGCGGCGATAGCGACGACGACAATGCCGATCGGGTTGGCGGTCATGGCGGCGTTCCAGAGCCATTGCGCCGCGGTCGCAGCGCCGGTCGCGACGGTGGAAACGACCGTCGCTGCCTTCACCGCCAACAGGCCCACGTTGTAGACGAGGATCACTCCCGCCAGCGCGGCGATCGCGACCTTCAGAACGTCGGCGGCCGTGCCGCCCTTCGTGAACCACGTCACACCGTCTTGGACCCAGCCGAGCATCTTCGTCAGGACCGGGATCAGCTTCATGCCGACCTCGATCTCCACGTTCGACAGTTCGGCCTTCATCGACTTGACTTTGCCGGCGAACGTGTCCGCCTGCGCCGACGCCGACCCCGCCAGCATCGTCCCCAACGAACTGAGGATCGTGGTGCCTGAGGTCGACACGTCGTTGAACTTCTGCTGCGCGGTCTGCAAACCGGCCGTGTCCGTCGCGTACTGCTTCAGATACGCCGAACCCGAGATCAGCCCCGAGTGATAGGCGCCTTGGAGTTGCTTCAGCTTCGTCTGCTCGGCACCGAGAGCGATGTACGCGGTCTTGACCTTCAACGCGCCGCCAGCAGCGACGGGGAGATCGACGCCGAGTTGCTTCAACGGCCGCAACTGGCCTTCGGAAGCCTTCGTGACCGCTAGCGCGGCGTCAGCGAGGGGCTTGCCGGTCTTCGCGGCCAAGTCTTCGACCAACTGGAAGTTGGCCATCGCCTTCTGCGCCGAGCCCATGCCCGTCGTCATCGTCGCGAGCGCGGACTCGACGTCGGTCTTCGTGTAACCGAACTTCGTCGACGAGTCCGACACGGCGTCGACTTGCTTACCCATCGCAGCCCACGACGAGCCCGTGTTCTTGAGCGCCACCTCCATCTTGGCGTGCGCGGTCTCATACTGGTCGGCCATCTCGACCGACTTCACGGCTACAGCAACAGCGACCGCAGCGATCGCCGCTCCGGCGACCTGCATGCCCTTCGACGCCTTCGCCCAGCCCGACGAAGTCTTCTTCCCGGACTCGTCAGCCGCCGCGGCCGTCTTGTTGAACTCGCTGATTGCCTCCTTACCGGAGGCCTTGATCCGTACGAAAAGAGATTCTTCGGCCATCCGTGGCCTGTGTCCCAACTGCCTCCCAAAGCGGATGGGTCTTGTGGTTGAGCGTTACTCAGGCATGCGAGTGCACCTTCTCGAGCGCCTTCGCAACGGCCCGTTTCACCGCAGCGACAACCATCTCTCGGTGGGCCAACAGCGCCGGCCGCAAGAACGGCCGCGCACGCTGATCGACCCACACCTCGCGGTTGCCGAACACCGGATGACGGAACGTGCCGTCCTTGCCGTGATTCTCGATCGGCTTCGCGTTCGGCGCTTTCTTCTTGTTGGCGACGACCTTGATCGAGTCGCCCGACACTGACACCTTGATCGAACCCGGAATCCGCGTCGACCAATCCGACCGCGCTCGAGCGTCCTCGGCGACGATCTCGCCGGCCTGCTTCATCTCCCGGAGCAGCTCGAGCTTCAACTCCGGAGCTACAGCACGAAGGTCTCGTGCGAACTTGGAGAACGAACTCGTATCGATCGAGATCCCGTCGCTCACGTCGCTGCCGCCTTCTTCATCTCTGCCTGGTACTTCTCCACCCAGCCGACCAGCGCCGCGGTCTGCCCGACCGTCAGCCGGTCCCATTCCCAGGGCCGGATCCCGAGCAGATGCGCGAACATGCCTAGGTAGCGGGCCTGCTGGCCGGCTCGACTAATGCGAGGTCGGGTGAGGCCAAAGGGTCGGCATCGATCTCCGCCTCGACGCGAGCGCGTTGCTCATCCGGCAACGAAGCGAGGAACCGTTGCCGGTTCTCGTCCGCGGTGCCATCCTCGTCGTCGATCTGCGCGGCGAGCGCCGCCTTGGCTTCGTCGTCGGAGTAGCCGATCGAGATGTCACTGAGCGTGAACTGCACGTCCGACATCCGGACCTTCGGATCCTCCCGGCGGCGCATGATCCACACGTACGCCGTCACCGCCGACGTGTACCCGCCCCGGAGCTTCTTGCCGAACTCCGTGAACGAGTAGCCGAGCGCCCGCTCGAGCGCGTCGGCCTCGTCGTTTCGGAGCGAGTCCGGGTCGAACGGGTAGGACTCTTCACCGATGTTCAACTGCACTGGTGCCTCCCTGGCGTCAGTCTTGACATATGTCGTATATTGGGTTCAGAACGTGCTATGGACGGCCGATCGGATAGATGACCGAGGAGGTCCGTCATGGGTTGGTATTCGAACCAGAAGGCACGCCACGAAGCCCACAAGGCCGGAGAGGAACGCCCGGTTACTGGTGGGATCGGGGATCGGGTTGCCGCTGTGCTCGACGCGAAGGTCGAGCAGGCGCACGACCGTCAGGACCGGGCGTCGGCTGCGCTCGTTGCCGAGCAGGACCGCCGCGACGCCGTGAAGGGCGCCAAGGCCGTCCGGAAGCAGGAACGCAAGGCCGCCCGCCGCGGCTAGGCGTCGAATCTGCTATACCGAACTGTCCGTCTAGACGGCGCTATCCGTCGACTGCAAAGTGACCTGCACCTGATTGTCGGCGCTGTTGTCGAGGCCGACACACTTCACATGCTGCGTGATCACGTCGTGACCCTCGACCGGCGGGGAGGCACCATCATCGATCCACAGGGCCGGAATGATCACGTCGATGAACTCGTGGTTCGAGCCCGAACTGCCGACGATCCCGCCGAGGAACTTCGCCTCGAACGCAAAAGACGTGTCGTTCGTGAACGGCGTGTAATGGTCAGCGAGGGCACCCCACTCGATGTCGAAGTCGACTTCGATGGTACGGAAGTTGTTTGCCAACGGCTCCGACTTCGTTTGCGATCCGGGCCCGTACCGGTCGACCTTGAACGGGTTCGTACCCTTGATCGTCAACGACGAGATCAGCCCGGTCGCTGCGGCACCGGCCGAGATGGACGTGACGCCCGTCGAGGTGCTGGGGGTGCCGCCGAACAGGACGGAGCATTGCGAGAAGTCGTACACGTCGGACGCGACGAACGTCGGCGCCGCGTAACTCGTCGAGGTCGTTTCGTCTTTCGCGTCGAACGACAGGTCAAGCTTCGCCAACTGGCCGCGCGCTACCGAGATGGTCCAGTCGGTGATCTTGCAGCCCGAATAGTTGAACTGCTGGATCGTCCCGCTGGTGAGCGGCACACCCAACTGGATACTTGACGTGAGTCCGGTGAGGTCGGCGGGGATCGCAACCTGCGTGTACACGCCGGACGTGCTGATCTGCGTGGCGCTGGGGTTGGCGCCGAGCATGTGCTTCAACACGAGGCCGAGCTGCTTCGCCTGCAAATCCAACGACACGGTGCCTTGCGCTTCGCGTTGGACGAGGTTGCGGCGCCGGCCTTCCAGGTAGAGGCCCTGGTGCAGTCCGACGGACTGGCCGGTGGTCTTCTTCAGACCGAACGGGGCCTTGTCGTGCCGCAACCAACGCATCGAGCTTGTGCTGAAGGTGCCGACGGATCCTTCGGTGGTGATACCGAACGAGGCGCCAAGACCTGACGGAATGGTCGTAGTCATGCGAGTAGCCCCTCCATGGGCTCATGGGCCATCCGTGGCCAGATCTATTCGGCGGGTGCCGGAGCCTCTTCGGGTGCGGGTTCGTCGGCTGGTACCGCGGGTGCAGTAGCAGCGTCGATCTCCGCGCGCGTGACGGCGGGTGCGTCGACACGTTCCCAGAACAGATCGTCGGGGTCCAAGTGCGCGACGAGTGTCCCTGCTTCGTCGCGGTCTTCGACCCATGCGTCGGGTACCTCGATCGTCTCATCCGGATCGCAGGCTTTGCGGCCGAGGAACCAGACACGTTCGTGATACCGGTTACGAAGAACAGCCATCCGTAGCCTCTCAGTTCGAGTAGAGCCGTTTGAAAATCGCGAGGTCCCAGAGGACGACGGCCTTGCGGCCCATGCCGGCGCGAGGGTCTTGTGCGTCGGTCTGTTGCAGTTCGATGTGATCGCCGAACGCAACCCAGCCGGTCCCGAGACCGCCGGAGATCAGTCCGTCGCCCGCGGTTGCGGACGCGAGTTTCGGGTTCTCTCGAATGCCGACTTCGATCGCTCGGACGATCGTGAACGCGTTGTCACGGGCGGACTTCTGTGCGTCGGACGTTGAGGTGCCGTCGGCATCGGACCCGCCGACGTAGCAGCACGTAGCACAGTTGATCGTGTACTTCTCGTCTCGGGCCGGCGCTAGACCGTTCGTGCTGCCGAGTGACATCCATTCTTGTGTCGCTGACGTGGCGGTCTGTTCGAGGCCGCCGATCTGCACGAAGTTGTCGGGAGCGTTGGGGCCGGGAAATCCGTCGAACACTTCGAGGGGGTCGCCGCCAACCGTGAGGTTGAGCGCGCGGACGAGTGCAACGGCCGCGTCGATCGCGTCGGGGATGCTGGTCGTGAGGATCGTCATGCGATGCGGGGATGTCGGCGGTTACGTTGCAGGAGCTCGCGGACGCGGTTGGGGATGAAGAAGCCGAGCGAAGGACCGTTCGGCAAATCATCATCGGCAGCGTTGCCGCCCCACGCGCCGCCGCCCTGTTGGGTCTGCTGATAGTTCACTCGGATGAGCTCGAGTGTGGCTTGGCGGATCGTGTCGGGGATCGTTTTGCGGCCCGACACGTAGGTGACGTGGACGGATTGGGGCATGTTGGGGAAGCCGATCACGCCGCCGCCTGCTGTGCGTCGGACGATTCTGCTCGGTCCGGTGCTGTTGCCTGCTTGGTCGACCATGACGGAGTAGATGGAGCCGTGTCCGGGGTCTTGGATGATTGCGAGGGGGAACTCGATCGGGCCACGCCACTCGGACACGGCGAGAAGTTCGAGGAGCGGCCGGTGGCGGAGATGGATCCAGTATTGGCCGCCGTCATACCATTCGGAGCGGTTGTGGGGGAGTACGTCGCCCGCGAGGCCTTCGATCACTCCGTCGCAGGCCATGATGAACCGCATCAGTTCGCCGTCATGCGAACGTGCCGTGGCGGGCAGGTTCAGGTAGTCCTTGACGTCGTCGAGTTCGACGATCGTCTGATTTGCGGTTTCGAGATTCTCTTGGATCTCGACGGTCTCATAACCGACGGTCGGGATCCGGCGGATGGTGCCGCCGGAGAGGGTGCAGACCCAGTAGGCGTTAAACAGTCCCGCCGTCGCCGTGTCCGTGCTCGTGGGGGTGTAGGAGACGGTCCCGGACGCGGGAGTGACGACGGTGGCGGACGCTTGGATCGCTGGTGTGGTCGCGGTGAGCGCGCGCATGACGAACTGGACGGTGCCGCCCGTCAGATTGATCGGCGTCACGCCATCGACATCGAGGAGAGTGTCAGTCCAGGCGGGGCCGGAGTCGCCCTGTTTGGCGTAAAAATCGGCCATTCGTGGCACCCGCCGCTCATTGTCAGTAGGGTCAGAACCCACAGACAAAACCCCGAAAGGAACGTCAATGCTGAAACGGATCGGCTATCGCTTCCAGTGCTGGCTCAGCAGGAAACTCATCGTCGAAGCCCATAACTTCGGCGACTGTCCGAGGTGCCGCGATCTCGGGCGGTTCGGCTAACCGTCAGCGAACCCGCTACTACGCGCCGCCGATCGTTGCCGTCTGATTCAGAAGGAGGCGGATCAACCCGGCGATTCCCTGCATCAGCACTTTCGTTTGTGCTGCGGTCAGGACCGCTCCGGTCGGGTTGTTCGTGATCCAGGTCTCGACCGTCGAGAGACGTGACGCCAGGTTGGTTTGTAGCGTGCTCTTGTTCGTCGTTGAGGTCGTCGCTGCCTGACTTGCGAGATCGGTAGGACCGCCAGCAATGACAGTCAGCGCGATGGCCGATGCGGCCAAACCGGCCGAGTTCAGACCCAGGTTGGTCGCTGTTATTACAACATCGCCGGCAACTGATCGGCGGTCCTGTGGAAAATCGGTCGGGATGCCTACGGAGAGAGCCGCGATTGCAGCGTCGGTCGCGTTACCGGGTGCGGTCGGATTCGCCACGTCAGTATCTCCATCCAACTAGCGCGTCGTTGCCGTCATCGGCCGACAGTGACGCAGCGCCATACGGTGTAGGAAGTGCCCCGGCGACGCCAGTTACTTTCGCGGCGTGCTGAGTCCCGCTGTAAATGTTCGTGCCGTCGAACTGCTCCCACTCGTGAACGCCTTCGGCGGTTTGCGTGATCGCTGGATAGCCGACAACAACCGCCGTGTTCGTCGGACCTTGACGCACGTTCGCAAACCAGTAGTAACCGGTTGCTATGGCCTGCGAAATGGTTATCTGTTTGAACCCGGTTGCGGTCGACAGGTCTATGGTTCCGGCGTCGAGTAGCAGGGTGCCGGGTAGCCCATTGTTGTCGTTGTAGATGCCGAGGCGAAGGAGTTCGCTCGCCGTCGCGTTCGAGAAGTGCTGTGCTCCGATACGCACGAGCGTGCCGGACATAAGGAGAAAGCGCCGGGCGTACATCGTGCCGATGGCAGTGGTGGGCGTGGACGCCGCCCCGGATGGGTAACCGCCGCGATACCACTGTCCGGTAACTGCCGGAGATCCCGTGATGCCGGTACTGCTCGATGATGAGGTTCCGGGAACGGCGATACCGACAAGGTCGCTCATCAGACTGCCTCGACCACGTACGCGTTGCCATTCCCGATCACCTTCACGACAGCGCCACCAGGCCCAGGGATCGGAATCTCCCGCCAAATCCCCGCCGGTACAACCATCGTCCCGTCACCACCCGAGGTCGGCGTCGCGGCCTGCGCTGCGGTGCTGCCGATCGTGACGTACAGCGCCGCGGTACCGGTCAGGTTCCAGACGCGCACGGCCTGAACTGAACCGGTCAACGTCGCCGTGTCGACCGTCGTTGTGGAGAGCGTCGCCGAGATCAGCGAGACCGCACTATTAGATGCCATCCGTGGCAACCCCTCGCTAGATGAACGTGAGTTCGACCGTCACCGAACCGCCAGCGTTCAAAATGAACGTCGAAGGCATGTGCGCCGGGTCGAACGGAAGGACAGTCGGGTACTTCTCCGACAGGAACAGGCCGGTATCACCAGCAGCGCCCTTGAGCTTGATCGTCACCGTCCCCGACGACGGCGGAACGATGATGGCTGCGGTCGCGGTGGCAGGGACAGTGACCGTGTTATCGCCCGACGTGAGCGCCTGATCGTGCACCTCACCGAGCGTCGCGCTACCGAGGATGGTGAGCGGCCCGATGGTCTTGCTACCCGACGTCAAGCCTTCGGCCGCACCGCCGATCGTGATCGTCCCAGCCATCAGCGCGCCTTACGAGGCGTCGCAGTCTCCCGCGCGCGCGTAGCGTCGGCAGTCCGAGGCTCCGAATAGCCCAACTTGCCGAGCTGGAAGTCGATCTCACGGACCAGATTCCGGTCACCGAGCTCCGCCGCCCGCTGCCGCGCTTCGAGATACCGGGGGATCGGCCCCTCAGCCTTCTGCGCGCGCGTCAACGTCGAATCGGTCACAGCAGCCTGGCCCTTCACTTCGCCTCCTCATGCGCACGGCGGATATGCCGGTGCGTCAACTTGCCTTCGATGTCGGGATGGTGACGGCCACACAACTTGAACGTGCCCGACGCGTCGGCGAAATGGCCGATGCGCCAACAGCCCGGCTCGTGGCATGTGTGCTGTCGAGCCATGTGGACCAGGCCACCGACGATCGCGACTTCACCGAGATCAGAACCGAACCCGGACCAGAATCCGTAGTACGGGCCGGACTCGTTCACGGTGCCGGTATGGACCGCTAGCCAGTGCTGGACGAGATGCCACCAGTGGATCACTGGTCGTACTCCGGCTCCTGCAACGAACCCACCGCAGTACCGCGGTGTTGCACTGCTGGTTCATGCCAATGATGCGTGTATCCCGCCGCGCGGAGGTTCTGGCCGAGGCCGTCGCAGAGGTTCTGCCAACCCCACCCCTCACGAGGAATGGACGTGACCGCGGCCGGTACCGCCGCGATCAACTCACTGCGGAAGCGGGTGCAGCCGAGCATGTTGCCCCACGCATCCCAACACTCCCGGTGACAGAACGGCGTGTACGGGAACGCACACCACGGCTCCGGACACGCATCCAACTCGGCCACAATGTCCGGCCGGCAGAACACGTCATGCTCGAGCACCATGAACGTCTCGCCGCGACTCCACCAGTCGTGCAGCGCGGCGTAGTAGGCGATGTCTGACTGTGCGACATCGACCCACGTCGCATTATCGGGGGCGTGTTGCAAAATCTCCGGATGACGGACCGTGTGCGGCACGTACACGGCGAACGGCGACCCGTAGCCGGAAAGGCCCGGACCGCGTGTGAACTGGCGGCCCTTCTTCACGATGACGGTCTGCACCCCGGATGGGTCGGCCACGAACGTCGCAGTCGACCCATCCGGAAGCAACATGCCCCAGGTGCCGATCAGCTAAGAATGAAGATCGGCGCGACAGCTTTCGCGGCAGCACCAGTCAGGTTCGCGTTCGGCGTACCCGGCGTCGTCGTCGCCACCGTGCACGACAAGAACGGCGTAGCGCCCTTCGGCGTTGTCGCAGCAGTGAACCACTGGTACGTGATCGCCGTCGGTGTCGCCACAACCAGACCCGACGCCACCGCGGTCGCTGACGGACCGTACGCCACGTACAGGTAGCCGTTCGGAACGTCGGACGCCTTCACCGTGTACGGCGCCGACAGTGCGATCGTGAGCACCGCAGACGCCGTGATCGCAGTCGTGAGCTGGTCGGCCGAGTTCGCCAACAGCACGTTCGCCGCACCAGTCGAAGTAGCCCCCGAGTAGAGCGCCACAAACGAGTGAGTCGGAGTCGAGGACGCGGTGCCGGCACCGATGACCATCGACACGTTCGTGACGACAGTGCCGGCGTCACACGGAACCGCAGCGGCGGTGGTGTTCGTCGAGGTGGCGATCACACCGTCGGTCGGGTTGGCGAGGCCGTACTCGAGGTTCGACCGGGCCGGGACGGAGGGCTGCGCGACGTTGGTGATGCCGAGCAGGGAGGTGAGGGGGTTGCGGAGGCCGTACTGGCCGGAAACAAGATCGGGCATTGAAGGTTCCTTTCAGGAACGAGAAGGGGGCGAACTGGTGCGGGACCGCGGCGCACCGCGGTCCCGCGTTCGACTAGAAGCCAGTCGGGGCGCTGAGGCCGGAACCACTGACAATCGCGAGCGACTGTCCGTAGCGGAGCAGGAACGCGATGTAGTTGTAGATCTGGAACCGGACCGCCAACGTGCCCGACAACAGCTCCGGCAGGGTGCGCTGACGCATCTCGCCCTCGAACAACCACGCGTCGTCCGTCTTCAAAGCCAAGACGATGTCCTGACCTGTGCCGGAACCGGCCGTGTCCGCAGTCGTGATGTTCGGGTCAGTGAAGACCGGGAACCCGAGCGACAGTTCACCCTTGTAGCCCGGCGGGGTCGCTTCCGGACCTGCAACGGCGAGCGGGTTGTACCCGGCGCCGCCCTTCGGAAGGACGATCGGACGCTGGTTGCTGTCGGTCGTACCGACCATCCAGAACCACCGACGGGAGTGCATGAAGTACTCGACGTTCTCGAGCGTGAACCGGTTCTGCTCGATCTTGCTGAGCGCTGCCGCCAACGGCGAGAACAGTTCACCGGCAGTCGGCGAAGCGTCCGTGTACGCAATCGAGTTGTACGAGGTCCACGCCGACGCACCAGCCGACGAGTACAGGCCCTGGATCGCACCGGCGGTACCACCACCGGCAAGGACTGCCTTGTCGAGCGTGCGGTTCCAGTCGGCGATCAGGTCCGTGAAGATGATCTCGTCGACCGCGAGGGGCGACTGCTCGATGATCTGCAACGCAATGTCCGTCTGGCCGGCGATCGTGTCAACCGTCGCCGACACCGAAGTGTCGGTGATGTCGGCGGAAGCGACCGCAGCGTTGTCCGTCGTCTGCGCCGCCGTGGTGGTACCGGTCGACAACTTGGGGATGTTGATCGAGTCGGTACCTTCGGGCAGGTCCATCCCACGGACACGGTCCGCAACGACACGGCCGGCACGCAAGATCGGGATCAGGTCGTCCATCAACCAGAGCGGCGGGACGAGGTAGCCGCCCTGACCGTCGGTGCGGTTGGCGGTAACCCGCTGTTCCATCTGACGTTCGAACGGGTTGGGTGCGTCCCAGCCGATCTGGCCGCGGACCTGCTGCTCGGCGTTCTCGGAACGGCGGGCGACACGGGCGGGCAACTCGACTTCGAGTTCCTGCGCGTGACGCTGCAACCGTGAGGCTGCACCGGGGTCGCCGTTCTTCACGAGCCAGAGGTCACGGAAGTACGAGGTCTGGGCGGTACCGAGCTTGGTCTTCTGCCGCGTGTACGTCATCGGCTCGGACTTCACCCGCGCGGCCTCGCCACGCGAACCGTTCGCGGCGGCACGGCGGGAGGTCTCCACAACCTCATGCTGTGCGACACGCTCGTTGAGGGCACCGAGCTCGACGGTGAGACCATCGAATGCGGTCTGCTCGTCGGCGGTGAAACCGCGTGCGATCTTCGCGATCGCTTCGGCCTGCGCGGCGGGCTCGGGGGTGTTGGAACGGATCTCGGCTTCGGCCGCAGTCGCGCGGGCCTCAGCGTCGGCGATGAGCTTCTCGGCGGAGG